ACATGAAGTTGATAAGATGGCACAGGGATACTTGTTCAGTATAGCCCGCCATTTTATGAGTAACGAGCTTCTGATGGCTTTGTTTCCTGAGTGTGTCCCACAAGCTAAGAAACATAAGATCAACAGCAGCGAACTTGAAATTCCACATACCAAGATTTGGAATGAAGCAACAGTTTCTGCAATGGGTATCACAAGTTCCAAACAGGGTGTGCACGTTGATCGAATAGTACTTGATGATATTATTGGTAAGAAAGCAAGAGACTCCGAAACTCAAATGGAAGAAGCAAAAGTTTGGGTGGACAATGTACAGAGTTTCTTTGTTCGTCTTTCAACCGGAGTTTTGGAGATTGCAGGAACAAGGTATGGGCCAAATGATGTTTATGAACATATCGAGGAACGATATGGGGATCAGTTAAAGATTTATCGGCGGGCAATGGAGGAGAAAGATTCTGAAGGCCAACTTACTTCTATCTTCCCTGAAGAAGTCTCGGCGAAAGATCTTGAGATTCTGAAAAAGAATAGCATTGTGTACGCAGCACAGTACATGAATGATCCAGAAGGTGGTAATACTAAATTCGATCCGAGTTGGATTAGATGGTTTAAGTGGGAAGGTGAGCGTATGATTAGTCCACTTAATCCTGAGCCACATCTTCGTAAGCGAATTTCACTTGATGATCTTAACACTGTCCTACTTTGGGATCCCGCAGTCACTGGACTTTCTGGTTATGATATAGTTGGTACTGATTATGCTAAAAGAAATTTCGTCCTAGAATCTCGTGAAGAAGCACTTACCCCGCCAGAAGCAGTAGAGAAATTCTTCCAACTCTATGCTAAGTATCGCTTTCGAGCACTTTGTATTGAAGAAGTTTTATTCTCTGAACTATTCCGTCATTGGCTTGAAGTTGAGTTTAAGGTACGAGGGGTACGCTTCAACATACTTCCAGTTAAGACAAAGGAAGTAACTAAACCTCTGCGGGTTCTAGGTTTAAGTCCTTATTTATCTGGAGGTCAATTACTCTTTAATTCATTTCGATACTCTAAGAATCAAGATCGGACTGGTAAGTATTCAGATTTGATTTATCAGATTCATAAGTTTGGTAATATCAAATCATACCATACACTCGATGCACTTGCTTATCTTCCTGAAGTAATGATGCCGGGTATTGATCAAGATTTTTATGCTAAACTCCGCAGGTCAGAGGAAGAACGGCTGTCTAAAAGGAGTAATATGACTGGATATTCCAAGGTGATTTATGGATGAAGATCTTAATGATCCAGATGTACAAGAATTAAGAATGGCAGAATTTAAGGATGATATTACTGCATCAATGGAAGCTTACAAAGAAGTTTATCAAGAATACTTTAAAGAGCAAGGATTCAGTTTTAATGAAGGCTTCTTGTTAATGCGTATGGCTTTCCTTCAGAATGGTATGGATCAACTTGCTGGCGCTACATTTGCCATAGAAGAAACAATTAACCCGAGCGAAGAAGAATAATGGATATTCAACCTTTCCTAAGCAGGATCATTGGTAGTTTGATCGGCGGGGCAGCAGGATATTTATCAACTAAGTTAAATATAGTTATTGATCCCGCCACACAGGCTAGCATCACGGCTGCAGTTGTAATTGTAGTATACAGTATTACACATCGTGTTATAGATCGACATGTAAATCCAGGTGATGTTGCAAGTCCTATTCTCGTTCAGCCAGCAGTTATTCAGAAAGCTGAATTAAAGACTGTTGAAAATCTTACTTCCCCTACTCCTAATCCATAGTTGAATGAATTTCTCAGAAGCTCTTAATATACTTAAACATGGTCAAGCTGTACAACGAGCTGGCTGGAATGGTCCAAATCAATTTATTATGCTCCAGAAACCCGACAGCAATAGTAAAATGTCGCTACCATATTTATATATTCAAACAGTCCAAGGTAATTTAGTTCCATGGTTAGCATCGCAAACAGATTTACTTGCTGATGATTGGCAAATTGTTCCCGGTAGTAATTAATCTAACTCCTAAACCCTAGTTAAATGAAAGTCAAACTTTTAATGCAATGTTATATAAATAAAGATGGTAATATTACTTTAGGTTGCACAACAGGAAATGATGAAGAAAGTAAAAGTTTCTTTGCCGCAACTCCAAGTGGTAGATTAGAATTTAACACAGTAAATCAACTTGCAGCGGAACAATTTGAAGTTGGCAAGCAATATTATCTTACACTAGAGGCTAAGTAAAATGGCAAAAAAGCCAGTCAAGAAGATCGGCGCTATTGGTTCCAAGAAGCAAATGGCAACTGCTAAGTCTCCAGTTAAGAAGCCAATGGATGCAAAGCAAGCCAAGTTTTTTGGTAAAGGTAAGTAAATGTATACGTCCCGCCAGTTTGCTATTGGTTAGATTGCTAAATTTGATTTAGCCCTAACTACTTTAAAAGCTGGCGGGACACATCTCACCCCCGGCCGTACGTAGTAGGCCCAGCAAAGAACAGGAATGAGGATAGGAAAATAAGGATAACAAAAAATGACAGCCTTAGAAATTCAGAAACAACTTATTCAGCTCAAATCTAAATTCCCACGAGATGCAAAGTGGTGGCGACATTATTACAAACTTCGTTCTGCATTTTACTCCAGCACAAAGTGGAAAAACTTAAGACAGCGAGTCCTCAAGAAATACAAATCCGAATGTGTTCTGTGTCATAAAAGGGCAAGAGATGTGCATCACATCTTAACGATCTTTGCCTATCCAGAATATATGTTAGATTTTGTAAATTTAATTCTCTTATGTCGCTCTTGTCATAAGACTTACCATAAGACACATAATGGATTATCCACGGTTATTAAAACTTGACCCACAGACAGAAGCAGAGTTTAAGGGTTATATTCGGGATGAACTTGTTCGTCATAGAATGGAAGATTCAAGATTCCAAGATGATCTTATTTCTCAACAGCACGCATATTGGGCAGAACCTCCAGAGATTGCAATTCAAGAACCCTTTCGTGGGAGTTCTAATGTAATCATCCCGCTCGGCGCAATAGCAGTTGAGGCGGTTCATGCTAGAAATATGCAGACTATTTTTGGTTTGAACCAACTTGTTTCTGGCCAAGCTATGTCAGATGATTATACAGATACCGAGCGTCCACTAGAGCGTTATCTTGATTTAGAATTACGCAAGGGAATCAAAGTTCGTAAGCCAATTAATGATGGTTTGCTTGAACTTGAGAAGTTTGGTACAGGAATCCTTAAAAGTGGATTTATAAAGATCGTAAAGCGTGCAGTTCGTACTGTTGGTAATTCAGAGCAAGAGTTTGATGTAATTACTCGCCAAGGTGCTACACTAGATGCTTGCCCACTGGCTAATTTCATAATGCCATATGCTGCATCTGATCCGCAAACAGCAAGTTGGTGCGGTGAAGTTCATGTAAGTACGCCATATGACTTACAAATGATGGAGTATAGTGGGCTGTTTGATAAAGGAACTTATGATAAAATCAAATCCTTTCTAACGAACATCAATTCACCTCTTGCATCTAATGACTTTCAAGTTTCACAAGAAGAATTAGAACACACACAACCAGTCTTACCAAGTCGCATTAATTGGGTAGAGCTTTGGATAAGTTATAATATTGACCGTGATCCTAAAGGGCGAGTTAAAGAGTTAGTAGTTTATTACCATCCTGACTCTGATACATTGATGGGCGCTCGTTATAATTGGTATGACGATCTTCACAGACCGTATCGTATCGGTATTTATACACCGATTGAACATCGTTGGCGGGGACTAGGAATTATTAAGCAAAGCTTGATGTTTCAAGAAGAAATAACAATGCGGCATCGGTTACAGCTAGATAATGCAACACTAGCTAATATCCGTATGTTTAAGATTCAGAAGCAAGCCGGATACAGCCCGGATGAACCTATCTTCCCAGGTAAGATGTGGTTCCTTGACTCAATGGATCAGATTGAAACTTTCCAAATGGGAGAAATCTATCCAAGTGCATATAACAGCGAACAATCCACACTTAACTATGCACAACAAAGACTCGGAGTTAATGAATTAACATTAGGTCAACCCGCCGTTGGTACTCCAGGCACAGCTTCAGATGTGTTAAGTCGAGTGCAAGAAGGAAATAAGAAGTTTGGATTTATATTTGAAAATATTCGAGAGTGGCTAAGCGAAAGTTTTGTTGATGTAGCTTGTAACATTCAGCAATTTGGTCCAAGTAACGTCGAATTTTTCGAACGGATTAATAGTGGAGATTTAGTTAAAACATTCTTCACTCTGCCACAAGCAAGTATTAGGGCTGGAATGTTAATTGACTTGAAGGCGGCGGGTCAGTTAGATAACAAGATGTTAGATCGTCAAAACTTAACACAGGTAACAGGAGCCTATCAACAATATGTGAGTGGTATACTTCAGCTGGCCCAAATGAATCAAGATCCAACACTCATTGGTGCGATCGTGAAGCAAGGTATGCTTGGCGGGACAGAGCTGATGCACCAATTACTTGAGACATTTGATATTCAAAACCTTAATCGAATACTCTTAGATGAATCAATATTTAGACAAGGAGGATCAGCAGGAGTTAGTGGAGCTAGCCAAAACCAGCCATTGGTCAATAATACTCAAACTCCTCCAAGCCCAACGCAACTCCTGCCTAGCGGAACTCCAAGTCCAACGTGATCCAGATAGTTGTTGGAGAGTAAAATGTAAGTTAGATGGTATTGATTTAGTTTTAAATTACTTCACTGAATTCTATAACATTAGTCGAGGCTCAAATGACACCGGAAGAATTAGAAGCACAGAGGCTGTTGGACTT